CTCGATGCCGGATTCGTCCAGGAATCCGACATCTTTGAATGGTGCGGCTAGCGGGGTCAAGCCCACGGGCAGGGTGGTTCCTAGCGGGGCTACCGAGACGCTGTCATCGTCTCCACCCCAAATGCGGATGTTCGCTTCAGACTTCATTTTGCTGCCTCCTTGGCAATTGCTTTCGCGGGCTTGGGCGTGGCCTCAGCCTCGGCGGGCTCAGGCACAGTGCGTGCATGGCCCAGGTAGACCAGGCGGTGGGCAAGCTCGGACTTGAGCTGTACCGTCTCGCCGGCGGCGTGGCCGCCGTGTGCGGTGGCTAAGATGACGGTGATCATGGCGCTCCTTGATAGCGGATCGATAGCTGAACTGTCTGGGTGTAGCGAGACAGTCCAGCATGTGCGGGGTCAGGCAAGTTGGCCGGGCCTGAGACTTCGGCGACCTTGTACACCCGAGGATTCACACGGAAGGCGGCTTTCATGCCCTCCAGCGCCTGGCGGGCATCTTCGGCCAGCTCCCAAGCTGCTGCTGGCGTCGCGGCGTAGGCCTCGACAACCAGGATGGGCTGATCAACGACACGACTTAGGCGAGTGCCGCCAGTGCGGATCACCTTCACGAACCGGCCGGTGGTGGATTCTTCCGGCGGAGCATCGCCCACGTGGATACTCTGCAAAACGGCGGACAGGTGTTCGATGACCAGGGACTCGGCGTCATGGAACCGGACAGCCATCAGCTCACCCGCCCAGCGTCAATGGCGCGGGTCAGCGCGCGGTCTGTTTGCTCGGCTTGGATGGCTTCCAAGTTGCTGGAGACCACCGCGGCGCGGGCGCGGTTGCGACTCATGCCCTGCTTGACGATGAAACCTGCTCCGGCGTCCGCGGCTACCTTTTCGGCTCTCCCGACCATGACGTTTTGCACCCCGCTAGAGCGCGCCAGGTCGCGGATGCCTGAATGATTTAGCTCAATCCGAACGCTCTTATTGGCCATCAGTGCCCCTCTCGGATCAAATGAACTTCGGTATGGGAAGCCCCGCCAGAGATGCCGAATTGCGGAATCGGTGGAGCTTCTAGACGGAAGCGCTGCGGTCCGCTCGGTAGCGTCACGAGGTCACCCTCAATGATGTCTGCGCCATGCGGGAGCAACAGCAGCCAATCCCAGGTTGCGGCTTGGTTGACGCCGCCGGCGGTTGCTCGCGGCTCGGACCAACAGCCCGTGATCTCGTGGGTGGTTTCAGCGCCGGGGCGGGGTGTGCCGCGCTCGATAACCTTTGCGCGGCGGTGCACCTGGACGATCTGGCGGGCGAAGGATGGTAGCGCCATCAGGCACCTGCCCGGATTTGGTACGGGGCCAGCTGCACTTTCTCGTGCTCCATGAGCACCACACCGCCGGCGGCGTTCGGTGCGACCATGGTTGGGGTGAGCTCCACCATGCCGGCTTTCTCGCGGGTGGCGCCGGTCGGGGAGAGCTCGGCACGCGCCGCGATTTGGCTAATTGTTTCGATCACCAAACTTGCATCATCGATGCCATGCTCAAGGGTGATACGGACACCGCGGAGGCGATCAGTCCAGCGCTGGCCGTCGGGCAGGCGGATGCGCCCGTCTTCGGACCACTCCAGCGCGGTGGGGTCCAGCTCAACGCCGGCATTGCTTGCGGCCGCGATGGCCTTGACGCGTAGCGTAGGGAGTAGCAAGGAGCGTTCGCCGGAGCCGTTGAGGGTGAGTGTTTGGGTGAGGACCGGAGCAATGTGCCAGCCGGCAAAATCGCGGACAGTCTTTTCAGCCGCGGCCAGGTAAGCCCGGGAGCCGCCCGGGGCGGCGATCATCGATTGCATCGGGCGGTCTCCTGGCTACGCTGCTGTGGTGTTTTCGTCCGCGGGCTTGGTGTCGCCATCCTGCGGGTCAGCTGGCAAAGTCACTGCCTTGTCCTCAGCCTTGGCCGCCTTGTTCTTCGGCTTTGGCGGTTCGTTCACGTAATGGCGCATCTTCACGCCCTGGTGGGTCACTTCAACGATTTTCACGGTCACATCCTTAGAAAGTTTTGGGGTACAGCCAAGGCCCGCAGCATGGTTAGCCGCGGGCCTTCGTTGAGGGGCTACCGGCTAGGCAGCAGGTGCGGCGCTGGAGAGCGTCACGATGGCGAAAGCAGAAGGCTTCTTGACCTGCAGCGCCAAGCGCTTCGAGGCTTTCAGGGTTACGATGCCCTTTTCGAAGTTCTCGCCGTTCTCGGCGGAAGCCGCAACGGCCACGCCGCCCTTGCGGTAGACCTTGGCAGTGGCGAAGGCGCCAACCAGCGGCTTGCCCAAAGTTGCAGCGGTGGTCACGATGGCATCCATGCCCCAGACCTGCGCACCCAGCGCAGAGGCGAACGGCCCGCCGGCAATCCAGCGGCCGTCACTGTCCTTCTCCAGTTTCAAGGCCTCGAAGTCAGTCGGGTGGATGGCGATCGTGTCCGCGTCGCGGTTGGATGCGATGTTCACCTGGGTCTTGGCGCGGTGGATGGCGGACGCGTTGTCGGACTTGTCCGCAGAAGCCACGGCCAGAACACCGGTGCGGCGCGACAGACCCAACAGGTTCGAGCCGGTGCCGTCGCCATCCAGGATCTGGCGCTCTTCCTCGATCTCGACATCATCGGCCAGCAGGCCGTCGACCTCGCCCGCGATGTAATCCAGGTCATCCAGCATCTCCTCGGTCAGGTCGGTCATGCCCTGGACCTTCGAGATGCCGTCGCGGTACTGCTTGAAGGCGTAGGTGACCTTCGAGCCCTTGGTGCCTTCGGCAACCGAGGTCACGCTGCCCTGCTTTGCCTCTTCGGCGGTGTAGGTGATTCCGGTTCCGGTCAGGGTGCCGGAGCCCATGCGGGAGGCCACGGTGGGGATTACGCGGGTCTGGCGCTCGACCTCGAAGTCGATCTGGTCGTCGCGCAGGGAGCCGGTGGCCAGCGGGTCGCCGGCGGCCTTGTACTCGGTCGCGGCGACGTCGCGGACCTGGCCGCTCTTGAGGGCGGCCAGCTTCTCGCCAGCCTCGGCGACGAAGTGTGCACCGGCGGACTTGGCGCGGGTCACGGTGTGCTTCGGGGCGTCCTGGTCTGCGGCCTTCACGCCGGAGATGATGCCTTCCATGGCGGCCACGTCGGCGGCGTGACTCTTGGCCTGCTCGATCTCGGTGCGCAGGGTGCCCATGCGGCCGAGCTGATCGGGGGTAGCGTTGCCAGCCTTGACGGCTTCAACGATGGACTTGGCTTCTGCAAGCAGTGCTGCAAGGTTCATTTGGTGATCTCCATTTCGAGATTGAGTGCGGAAAGGTAGGTTTCGAGCTCGGCGGCTTGCGTTGCGGAGGCCTTGGCGGGCGGCTCCTCGGACTTGGCCCGGGTGGGCTCCTCATCCTTGGCCGCGGGGCCGGCTTCGGCTGCCTTCGCGTCGCTGTCAACCTCGATAGAGGCGAGAAGTTCACCCAAAGCCTCGTGGGCCTTGCGGATCAGCTCCTCGTTTTTGGCGGAGACTGCGCGCCCCGCCTTTTCCTCGACAGGCGCCGGGGCGCTCTTGACGTCGAGTAGTTCTGTGGACTGGTTGGCACCGACGAGCGTCGGGCCAACCTCGTAGAGCTTGAGCTCTCGGAGCTCGGTCACGTGCTGCCCGTCGCGTTCGCCTCGGGTCGCTTCAACAACCGAGTAAGCAAAGCTGAATTGCTTTACACGTCGGCCCTTCATGAGGCGGTATGCCTGCGCGGCCGTGGGGTTATCCTCGATGTCGAGCTGTGCGGTGAATTCAAGGCCGGTTTCGGTCTCCTTGATCTCCGTGCAATATCCAATGTGATTGAAAGGATCTGATGAGCCATGCGACCAGACCAGCGGAACAGGGTCGCCAGAAGCGGCGAACTCTGCCAGGGTCTTGGTGAACGCGCCGGGCATGACCACGTCGCCGTAAGAATCGACGTTGCCGAACATGCTCGCGTAGGCGCGGATGATGCCAGCGCCGGCGGTCTCGTCAGGGGCTGCCTTGACCGTGAAAACGGCATGCTTGGTTGCTGCCATGGGTTGCCTCCTAGGGCTAGTTGGTTGTCCAGGACACCTCGACGGCGCAGCGGCAATTTGCTACGCCATCAGCACCCAGGGAGGGGTCACCAGGCCATTGCGCGCCATTCGAAAACGGCTCACCGACTGAGACGGTTTCCCCGTTCATGCGGACATGCTCAGAGCGGGGGTTGGAGCTGCGGACGCGCCAGGTTTTTGTGGCGGTCGATCCGCCCACCTGCTCGGCGGCCTCCTTAGCGGCGAAAGCGGCCAAGGTGGTGATCAGGGTTGCGGCCGTGGCCTTGCCCCGTTCACCGCGCGCATCCTCGAACACCATTTCGGAAGTTCGGATCGAGTTGCCTTCGTCATCCTCGCCGGGGTCGTCCAGGGCTTCCTGGATGGCTTCACGGGTGGCCTCGTTGATCCAGGCGGCACGGGCTGCAGCAACCGCCGCTAGGAATGCCTCGGTCTGCTCGGCGCTGTACGCCGTTGCATCCAGCTCCATGCCGGCCAGCAGATCGGTTGCCACTTGCTGGGTAACCTTCAACGAGGCCGCCAGCAGATCGACGGCAAGCTCTCGGTCCCAGCGCTCGGCATCCCACCAGGCATCATCAGCCTTTGCGTTCAGCTTGGCCAGGACGCTGGATTGCTGGCGCTTGAAGAAACGCTCCAGAGTGGACTCAACCAGCGTCTCGGAAGCCCTCGAGGCCTCGCCGGTGGCTTGCACCGTCTCGACATGATCGGTGGGCGCCTTGGTCGCGATGGCCCGGGTGGACTTGAACGGCTCCAGGCTCGTGCCGGTCTGCCCCTCAACCAGCAGGTTCAGCGGCACGGCCAGGGTGTCCCCACCTTCGATGGGCTGGAGATTCTCCATGGCCCTGACCTCGTTTACCGTGCGGTAGGGGCGCCCTGTTGCCTGGAAGTAGATGCTGGACTGTTCCACGGGGTCGTCCCTGAGGCGTTCCTTCACGTTGAATTCCGCATGCAGGGTCTTGTCCGGGTCCAGCCGGGGGATCAGGAATTGCGTCAGCCGTTCTTCCATGACGCGCAGGATCGGGCCCAGCGACTCGCCGTACAGCGATTTGCGGAAGTCCTTCAGGTTCGCGTAGCTCAACCCCTGGGTGCTGCCCAGATGCGCGGGGTTGATGCCAAAGACGCGGCAGACTAGCTCCAGCGCCAGTTGGTTGCTCTCCAACCACTGCGCCTCTTTGGCGTTGAACTGGACGGATTCAATCTTCATGCCATCTTCAAGAATCGGCATGCCGCCAGCCTTGCCGCCGCCGCTCTTGTATGCGGCCATCTGCTCTTTGAAGCGAGAGAATTTTGTGTCATCCCAAGGGGCATCCTTGTTGGCCGGCCGCGAAACGTAATTCTGAATCTGCCCGCCGTTTTTCCAGGTGTGCAGGCGGAATTCCTGGGCGGCGATCTGCTCAGCCAGGACGGCGCGCAACGTATCCACCGGGGAGAGGCCGCGCGCGTCGTGGTTAGCGGTGAATCCCGCGAAATGCAGCAAATGACGCTGCTCGATCTCGGAAGCCCCATATCGGATCACGAGGTCCTCGTCGATCTCAGCACCGCGGACGATGGACACCCCGGAAGGTGTCAGCGGCCGCAGCTGGAAACCGCCGGCCGGCAACGGGCGGATCAGCTGCCAGGCATCTGAATTCAGCACGAAGTCCGCCGTCAGGTTGCGCACCCACTCCGTTCCGGTCTGGGCCGGATTTGGCGATGCCAGCGTCTTGGCCGTCACGCTGTCGCGGCTCTTGCGGCGGGTGCCATCGGGTAGCGTTTCCCAGATGGTGAGGCCGGTCAAGGCAACCTGGTTCGCGATGAAATCAACCGCGGCGCGGACGTTGGACTGGCTCGCGTAGATGGTTTCCGGATCGGCTGCGCCCATCTTGAAGATGAAACGGTTGATTTCGGAGTTGGTGAAGCGTGGCGCGGAGGTTGCCGCGCTCTTTCGGAAGATGCTTAGGATCCCCATTAGACGAGGAAACCTCCTTCAAGGTCATAGAAGCTTGGCCCGGCTTTCGCCGGTGCGCGGTTGGCTTCGGTCAGCAGGGCCCAGTGAGCATGCGATCCGGCGACCAGCGGGGCGATGTCCTCGGGGCTGGCCTTGAGATCCCAAAGCCAAGCGGCACCGGCGGTGCGCAGCTGCGCGGTCATGGCTGCCAGCATGAGCGCGGGCTGTCCCAGGTGGGCCAGACGCCCATCGCGGACGGCGTCAAAGAACAGGCCAGTCGCCGCGGGCAGGTCAGAGCCGCCCACCATCAGCACGGGCAAGCCCGCCTTTTCGATGTACTCGATCAAGCCGGAAGCCTGGGAACCGCTCTTCTGCAGCACAACTGCGGCCGCGCCGAAGCTCTCGAATTCCTGGAGAGTCGGGACAACCCACTCGGAGCCAGCGCGTGCGTGGATCAGCTCCACGTGAGGGGTTCCTTCAAGGTTCCAACCGGCAACTGTTAGGTAGGTTGTGAGGCGGTTCGCGCTCGTCTCGATGCCCAGGTAGAACGGGCGTCCGGGGTCCAGCTCAGAGGTTGGATCCTCCAGGCCTTCAAAGACTCCGGGAGCCCATGGACCGCTCACGGTAGCGACTACCCACTGGCAAAGATGCTCGGTCTTAAAGCCGCCAACGTCTGGTGATTTCGAGGCGTCTTCCAGCACGGCGATGTCCAGGGTGTAGCCCAAACTCGGGTTGGCCTGCGCCCACGCGTTGATGTCCAGGATGTCGGCGTCCTCATGGGCGGACCATTCAAATATGGCTCGCCGTGTGTTTGGATCATCGATTGCTGCAATGGCGGTCTCGCGCTCTTCGCGCAGAACCAAGCTCTTGGCCGTGCCGGCATTCGAGACACCATATGCCTGACCATTGCGCCGGGCGGTTGTGGTCGCTTTGGCCGCGGCCCATGCATCCCGCTGTTCCTGGGTGCGGAGCTCGTCAAAGAACAAGAGATCGACGGACCAGCCACGGGTGGCATCAGGTTCGGAGCTTTCAGCGCGCCACTCGGCGCCGTTGAGAAGGGGCAAACACAAGTCGCCGTTGGCCGTTCGTGGCTTTCCATCCAACTGTGCGGCCAGTGCCGGAATGCTCTTGACCGTGGCGACTGCCTCGGTCCATGGCTTCTTGGCGCCTGCCAGTTTATGGGCCACGCCAAGGACGAGTTCGCAGGTTTCATCTGCGTAGAGCCGGTAGAGGCTCATGACCTTCATGACCGCGGACTTGCCATTCTGGCGGCTGATTAGCAGCAACACCGAGCGGAAACGCAGCTTGCCGGCGAGGTCCAGCTCCAGGGCCCGGATCAGGAATTCTTCCTGCCAGGGGACCAGCTCCCAGCCCATGACTTGTTCGGCAAAGCGGATGGCCGCAAAACCCATGGAGGATTCATCAGTCAGTGACCGCAGCGGTTTGGTGCTGATGCGAGGCTCGCGCACACCGGGAATCGGTGAGAGTGTCGCGTCATAGCGCATTGCCACGACACATCACCTCTATTTCTTCTTGGAGCGCGCCTTTCCTTCGGCTTGCAGCGCAGCCAGCGCGGCGGCGGCGGGGTCCGCCTTGGCGGTGGGGGCAGCTCGGGAATCCGGGGTGCAGCCCAGGGCTTTCAGGGCCGCCAGCAGGTGCGGGCCAAGGTGCAGAGCCTTGGTGAGGTCCTGAGGATCTCCGGTCAGACGGGACAGGTCGATAGCGTCCGCGTACGACAGGGCCAACTCGCGGGCGCCAGCATCCGCCGCGGTCAGCCCCTGAGCGCCTCGCAGCGCAGCCAGAACGGCGGTTCGCAGCTTGCCGGCCGGCTTTCGCGTTCGCGGCGCTGGGGGTGTTTCTGGTGGTGACTTGCTCATGCTTCACCGCGTGCGGGGAACAGGTCGCAGAGCTTCAGGGCATCCTCAGCGCCCGGCTCCCGCCGGAAGTGATCGGTGATGATGCGAGGTTGCCCGCCAGTTTCTCGGCCGCGCAGATCCGACACCCCGAAGACGGGAGTGCAGTCGCGCCTGTCCAACCCAGCGCGGCGGGCGGCTCGGTCGGCGTCGGACCAATCGGCCGCCAAGATAAGAGTTTTCACAGTTTTACCCCTGTTTTTGGTGGTTATTCGTGCACGGAAGTTGCGCGCTTCCCAGTGAATACGCGGAAAACGTCGATAGGGGGGTGTAAGCCGGGGAGAGAGGCCCACTACCCGGGAGATCAAAGCCAGGGCAAAACTTCTTCAACATTTGGATCCCCCTTCCCCGCGCGGCGTGCGAACCAATCGCGGGAAGTTGTACCCAAAAGATTCGCTGCCTTTTTGTTGCCACGTGCGCGGTTGCAACCCCTGTGGGAAGCCCGCAGGTTGGCCGGGTCATCGCCATGCTCGGTGTGCGTGCTCACCGGGTAAAAGTGATCCGGCTCCCAGACCGCGTCGTCGTAAATATCTGTGACGCTGTAATCGATCGGGCGACCGCAGAGCCAGCAGGGCGCCTGCTCGGCTTCACACTGCGCTTTGAATGCAGGGCGAATGACTTCGCGCCATCGCCTGGTAGACCTTCCAGCGGACTTAGCCCCCATACCCTCTACCCCCAGGTGAATCCAAGAGTCTCCACCGGGTGGAATAAATAGAGGTACTCCCCGGCCTCGTAATCGATGTCGGTCAATTCGTAGTAGGCGCCATCCGCCCGGGTCATTCTTGGTAAGTGATCACCGCTAGGTTCCAGCTCGCTCGGCATGCTCTGCCCATCCAGCGGCCCGCCTGCGAGTCGCGCCGGGGCTCCGGGTGGCAAGATACCATAAGCCTTGGCGGTGTCGACCGTGCTGCCTTCGCGGTGCATGCTGGATCGGATCCAGGAATCATCGGCTTGGGTGATTCCGGCTGTATGCATCTGCGCCAGGACCTCGGCGACAGCCTGGGGGATGAGGTCATGGATGCTCGGCGCTGGTGCCGGCTCAGTGGTTGCTGCCATGGCCATCATGCGGCGCTGCGGGGCTGCCGGCTCCGGGGCGAGAGTCAAAGTCTTAGCAAATGGGATCAGCTCAGGCATGCGTACTTCCCTTCTAGTTGGGGGAACTGGGAAACAGCCGTTACCGTGTTTCCCATTCAAGCGGCGTGCTGGTGGGCGCGCGGCTTGCCGCTACTTTGCTCCCCACAGAAGCAAGGGCGCAGGCGTTTGATGAACCCGTGCAGCTGTGTGAAGTAGCTGGTGAATGCAGTAAAAAAGCCTTCGCCGGGCGGCAGTGCGGCCTCAGGCATAAAGGGGATGCCTTTGCGCAGCTTTGGCTCACGAGCATGCAGGGGCGTTGCCATGGCACTAAGCAGCTCTTCCAAAGCTGTGAGCTGGCACCGGTAGGCTTGCTCTTCTGACTGTGTGGCCACGCGGCTCGCGTCGTTGGCGTAGAGGCTGCCACGGTAAACGGCCAGCCCAAAGGCTCTGAGCGAGCGGGCCAGCTGCTTGCCCAGAAAAGGGCCATGGTCTTTCTTGAGACCATCCAAGAGACCTGAATCCCGCATGGCGGCATCCACTCGGGCCAGGGCGATTGCTTCAAGCGGGGCGCGGTGATCGGCCATGGGGTGCTCCTCAGCTAGTCTCGGGTGCGTGCGGTAGTCGCAGCCAGTGCCTGGATGCGATCAGGTCGGAAGCCAGCCCAGGCGGGGATGGTCGGGTTGGTGGGCTCCACCACTGGGACGGCAAGATGGCCGGCTCGGCGTAAGCGCTCGGCATCGGCGAGGTGCTCGGCGAGGTCGCGGACCTCAAAGTGGATACCCAGCGCCTCTAAGCGCTTCTGCGTCATTGTGCTTTGCTGGCAACGCTTCTTCGCCCAGAAGATCGCAGCGGAGGTGGATTCTAGATCCGCCAGTGTGGTTTGAACGGTCATCGGTGGCGCCCCCATATATAAGGAATGAGAAGTGGAATAGCACGCCGGCCGGGGAGCACTTTGAACCGGGCCCAGTCAGAAGGGCGCGGGGCTCGACCCAGGCGGCGCACGCTTGGCCCCTGCTCGCACTCCGTTTATTCCATGCAGGGCGCCACGATCCATCGGGCGAATTATCTGCTTAGCGCGACGGCTCTCCCATAGGAGGCCGGCCGGCTTGGGGTGGTGTGTGTGAGTGGGCAGGGGAGTCTTGGACATAGAAAAAGCCCCGGCCTGACGGCAGGGGCTAGATCTAGCAGATTTTGGATCAAAGGAATTGAACCTCGCGGATCGCCATCTTAGATACAGCTATTCCGTGTAGTTCCAGCTTAACACAGGCCGGGTAAATGTACAACCGTTTGGTTGCATTTCAGACTAGGGTCTAAAAATTGATTCGTCGGATTCTCTGCGGGGCAAGTATGAGAAGCCGCCTATCGATGGGAATCAGCTGTAGGACGAGCATTCGTCCTACATTCATTTATAGTGGAAGAATTTCTATTCCGATGTGGCTATCTCGTCGAAATGCCCATTGGCCATTTTGCGCCAGCGAACGCCATTCGGATCGGTGAAGTCAATGTGGGCTTGATTCTGTAGAGCACTCCACAGTTTTTCCTTCTCAGCTTTGATGTCAGTGGAATCGACATCGAACGCTCCGGATCTGGCTGACCAGGAAAGGTCGCGCATTGAGTCTTCGGACACCCTGGGTGAGCTAATTCGGTCATTCACATTTTTCAGGTCTGGAATTGATGGTATGAAGAGGTTGGCATCAAGTAGCGTGTGACCCCTTCCCGGGGTGGCTGTTGCATGGGCATGCAATGACACGGCGGTTACTCGAAGTGCGCCGATAGAACTGTGTGCTTCATCATCTACCTCGATTTTGATTTGGACCGCTGAAACGTACACCTCGCGCTCTTGTTTGGCGATCCGCTTGCGCTCGTTCTCTTCTTTGGCTGTCGATGCGGCTTTCTCTTGCTGTGTGGTCACGTGCTGGTCTGACTGAATTGCAACGCTTCTACGCTGCAGCAGGAGGGCACCAAACGCACCGACGAAGCCGAGGAAGGTAACTGCCACCCCAGCCCATTCTGCAATGCTGCCCCAAGCTGGCTCGAGTGGCGGATTGGCTCCGCCTAAAAGAGTGGCAAGCGTCGTGACGCCGACCAGAAGTGCAGCGATGGTGATCATCAAGCAAATCTCCAGCGGAGTTCGTTGTTTCAACCAGCTTGGCGTAGGGATTCTATTCTCGGGCTCGCGGCTCATAACCCAAGCATATTCAACCCTCCGTCCCTTTGTAGGACGAGTAGGGCGTTGTAGGACGAACAAAATTAGCGTTCGTCCTACGCGGGATCCCTTTGTTTACGGGGTTTCTAGTACTAAATCTCTATATGTAGGACGTGTAGGAAGAATATATGGCACCCCCTTGCAAGGAGAAGTGTCCTTTAGCTAGATCAAAAGGGATAAATGAAACCCCTAAAGGGGGGAGTGTGTTTTCTGGGTTCGTCCTACACGCGCTGAAGGGCCTACTTCCCTTGCAAATAAAGGGATTCCGCGTAGGACGAACTTCGTCCTACATTTCCGGGGTGGCGTTTTTCATCCCGCCCCGAGCCCTGGGCGTCCTTGTTCTCGGCCGCTTTCCTGCTGCGGCCCGGACACATGTATGGCGTGGAAACGCGCGCGGCAGCGGTGAGGCTTCGCTCGGAGTCTGCGCATGTTCCAGATTGAAGCCCCAAAAACGGGGTGGAAAAGAACATTGCAAGTTCAACTTGCAATCTTCGAAAAACGCCGTATAGTTGATTTTGCAAGATCATCTTGCACCGGTTGCAGATCCGGTTTTACTCTCAAGGAGTCACTTTGAACCTCTCCCCAGCAAACACCGCTCAGGTCGAGCAAACCGCCGACCAGGCTCTGAATGCCTTGGATGTGCTGGACGTCTCAACACCTAGCCCCGCTGCTGCGGCCCCGCGTACTGCTCGCCCTGCCGCCAAGGCAGCCCCGCAAGATCAGCCACAGTCAGCGGCTACAGTCCAGCCCGTCAGCGCGTCTGCTGCCTCCTCAGTAGTGCCATTCACCGCTGCAGACTTTTCATGGATGCGCCCAGCTGAAGCCCACGGTGCCGGGAAGCTCTCCGCCTCGGCGGTCGCCCCGCTGGTCGCCTCGGCTCGCGGATACTTCACGATTGACCCGGATGCTCCTAAGGAAGGTGCAACTAAGCTGGGCGTGAGGTCGATGAACAGCGCAGCGGGCCGGCAGATCAAGAATGCTTCCGAAACCGGCGATGCAATGGCAATGCCCTGGTTCGCCGCGGCAAGCGTTGCTGAAGCCGCTACCTCCGGCCGTGCAGTTGAAATGACTACCTACCAGCTGCGTCCCTCGGTTCCGGTAATCAACAGCAAAGGCAAACTGGCTAAATATGTGCTCCCTGCCGGTTCTGCCTCAGTGCTGGACGTCCACCCTGCCACCCCGGCCGGGTGGTTCACAAATGCACCAACCGTAGTTCTCGCTGAGGGCTTGCTCAAGGCTGATTCGGCTCTGACCGCCATGCTGCTGGACGCTGGAATCTCTCGCGAGGAGTTGGCCTCTTCCCGCGGTGGCGAACCTGCTGCAGCCCATGAGGCGCTGCGCGCGCTTATGGAAGCTGTACCAGTTGAGAAGCGCGTCCTAATCATCTCCCTGGTTGGGTCGGGCAACTGGCACCAAAACGCCGATTGGAATGCGATTTCCTTCCGCGGACGTGCTGCCTGGGTTGCCCTAGATGCCGACGTCGCTACCAACGCGGCCGTCTGGAAACAAGCCGACCAACTGATCAATTTCTTGGAGAGCCCATCTAAGAAAGCCGCAGAGGTTCATCTGGTCAAAGTTCCGGCGGTCGACGGCGATCCCAAGGCCGGTTTGGATGATTTCTTTGGTGCCGGCGGCCAGTGGGCTGCAGTACAGGGAATGCTGGGGTCGATGCCGGGCCGCCCTGAGCTGGAAATGATCGGCTCGGCCGGTCGCATCGCAGAAGTACGGATTGGCGATGGCATCACCGTTGCCATCGTCAAGAAGGAGGTGAATGGTGAGTCCTCGGAAGTGAAGCAGGTTATCGCCGAAGCCGCAGTGGTCATCGAGAAGGTGGAGACCGTGCGCGGTGCCGTGGAGGGGATGAAAGAGGAATCCGCTATCTCCGGGCAGGTCTCATGGGTCACCCGCCGTGCTGGGAGACAGGAGTTGAGACAACATCGATTTGTCGGAATCCCGCTAAGTGCGCTGATCGGTCGCAGCGCCTCGGTGGCGACGTTCCTGGCTGCAGCAACCGGGGGCAAGGCGGCCGGTGCCGTGGTGGATCGCCGCCATGAGGGGGACACCTTGGACGCTTGGCGTGAGTCGCTGGGGCGCGCAACCCCCGTGGAGCGGATCCGAACCAGCGGGCTGATCTATCGAGACGGCCGGCTGGGTTACGTTACCTCGGAGGGAATGCACACCTCGGAGGGGGTCGATCCGACCGTGCGAACCGATATTCCACACCTCCCAGCGATCACTATGCCGTTCGTTCAGCTGGATGAAGAGGGGATGGTTGCATCGCCTGCTCGGGCGTCGGAAATCGTGGCTGCCGCCGATCAAATCATCCAAGCTGGCGAGATCCTGAATAAGAGCCAGGGGGGCCTCTGGGAGGCGAATATCGGCTTCAATGTGACCATTTCGGCCTTGGATATCCAAGCGAAAACCACCATCCTGTTCTTCGGCACCCGCGGTTTCGGTAAGACAACTTGCGGGGTCACCGCTTCCGGATGGAATGGTCCGGCGTGGATGGATGCAGCGGCGATCAAGCTGAATGGAACGCCCGCCCAGCTGAAAAGCATGGGTGAGGACGGGAACAACATTGTTCTTTTCGCCGATGACGCTCGCAACGCCGATCCATTGGCCCCCCAGAACAAGCAATTCGACGCGTTGCGCCAGGTAATCGACCGCTACATTCGCCGCGGCAATGAACCGGAAATCTCCCTCTCGGACGGCAAGGTTCTCGGTGCCAATGGTGGGTATGTCACTAGGGTTCCACTGCGCGGCGCGGTGCGCTCGACACTGATCTCTGGTGAGGACCTGGATGCCCTCGGTTTAGATGCTTCAACAGTTCAGCGTGGCATCAGCTGGACAGTATCTCCGGCGAATCCGCTTTACCGCGGCAGTGGTGAAGCCGACCCGGTGCGCGAGGCGCTCAAAGAGAGCAACGCTCAGGCTTTGATCAAAAGCGTGATTATTCAGGAGAATCTGGCTCAAGCTTGGGGTGAAACTGAGGATGAGCGCCGCGAAGGCTTCCACTTCTGGGGCAGGCGCTATGAGGAAATCGGCAGGAAGGTGCTGCGCCAGGGTTTCCCTGAAATGACCGAGCGCGATCTTGGTGGTCTTGGCCCGATCCTGGGTGGCATTGCCGCATTCGCCACCGTGGCTGCCAAAGCTGCAATGGTCGCAGGAGAGAGTCGAGAAGAACGCCAGCGATTCTACGATTGGAGAGAGCAGGCTTGGCGGTCGGTCGGTGAAGCTTGGAAGCGCCACCGCGCCACATACGCCGAAGCTCAGGAGCGCACCTGGCAACCGGTGGTCGAACGTCTCGTCGAGCTCTTCGCTTTGCGAGTTGACGATGGGCAGCCTCAGCCTCACCTGGATGGGCCCGTCATTGGTTCAGTGGGTGCCACAGGTATCGGTGACGGCGGCGATATCGCGCTATTTCCTGGAGCGATTGCAGATCTGCTTTCGAAGCATGGATACCACGGGATGACTTCACGCAAGCTTGGCAGCATCCTGAAGGAGATCATCAAGAGCCGTAAACACTCGGTTCGCATCAAAGGCAGTCGCGCACCAATCAGCGCTTGGCTGATCGATGGCTCCAAATGGCGTCTGGTTGCCAGTGAATCAGCAACCGAGGGAGATGCAGGGTTGCCGGCAACGGATCCTTTGCCGGAGCAGGAGACTGCTGATTGGGATCGTGAGCTTGTTCTGCTCACTTCGGAGCCGGCCCCGGTTCAGCGCCAACGTCCGGAGCCGGCCCCGGTTCAGCGCCAACGTCCGGAGCCTAAGGCTTCCGAGGGCGAGGAATCGGTAGCTGAAGTCGTCGAGTTGACCGAGTACCTGGTTGATTTCGAAGATCGAGATTTCGACGGGGCGATACTTGCCGATTCGATGCCGTACGTTGACTTCCCCGAAGCTAACTAGAAGTGCAAGCCGAAACAACCCCAACCTGATACCAATCCAGGTTGGGGTTGTTTCGTGCCAGGTCTAATCCTTAGGTTCACTGAGCCGCAGTGAGACTGCCTGGCGGGTCGCTCCGCCCAGGTCGGCGATGACCTGATAAGCAGCCGATTTTCCCATGCCTGAAGCGGCTACGGCGTCACGCCCTATAGCTTTCAGCGCAGGAACTGCCACGGTCGTGGCCAGCACATCTGCCAGTGCGGCGGCAGCTATTTCCTCGCTGATTTCAAGCTTGTCTGCTAGGTCCCTGGCGCTGGACTTAACCTGCAGGCGCAGGGGTCCTGTCAGGGCTTCAGCAGCGGCTAGGACAGTCGGATCAGGGTTACTTTTTCGTGGGGCGGCCATGGCAAAGATTCTAACTGTAACAAGTCTGGATTATCTGCAAAATGAACTTGCAATACTCCATGTCGCCACGTATGGTTGACTATGCAAGATCAAGTTGCAACAAGTTTCGGAAAAGGTAGTGGTGGACAGGGTAGCACAGGCGCTGGAGGTCATCGAGGTAGAGACGGCTTCTGTTGATACCGCCGCAGAGAAGCTGCAGGTTGCCCCGGCAACCGTAGGGAGCATGCTTTCCCGTGGGCAGCTAAAAGGCATCCGAGTGGGGCGTGCAGTTCGCATCCCGCATGACGAGCTGCAAGCGTTTCTGAAGCAGCGCAACAATTAGTGTTGGCCGGAGGTCATCGTGGGGTCGATTGTTGATCGAGACTGGCGCTGCGAAAAGGTGGCGGAAAGAATCCGCGAAGCCAACGAAGGCGATGAAAGCTAAAAGCAACCATGAACACCCCCGTTGGAGAATTGCCTCTGGCGGGGGTTTTTCTTTGCCTTCGTGTGGTGAGACTTCCACCAGGGGCTACGCATGTCCCCCAGTAGAAGGGCGGAGAGTCTGCCCCGGAGAGGAACCCATGAAAACTCCGCGCGAAAGCTTTGGACAGGCCATCATTAGCAGGCTCCAAGAGATTGTAAGTATCGGCATGCCGCCAGCCGGCTACCAGCTCCCACGCAATGAGCTGTTGAAACGCCTCCAGCTGGCTTCCGCAGTGTGTAGCCCGGAGATTCCAGGTGCGCTAGGCTTCAGAATCGGCGTGGCCGAAGGTGCGATCTGCTCAGTGGTGAGCCCCGCAGGCCGGTTCGTTCTCGACCTGCCGGCGACACAAAATGCGGCCTCCTGTGAGCGTGTATATACCGACCTGGCTGGCCGCGCCACTGCCCACCTGGCCGCCCCGGCACTCACGGTAATTCCGGGAAGAAGCGCAGCCCCGGGCAACTAACTGGAGATCAGGCGATAAACGCTATTTGCCAGGCTTATTCAGTACAGAATCTGACGAATTTCCACGGGCAAAGTTTGCCCTCACCATTGCCGACCCGCACACAAAATAGACAACCCCATGGAAGGTTTATCTTGAAACTCACTCCCGCCCGCGCCGCCCTGATAGAGCGAGCTCAAACCGCCCTTGATTCGCT